GACGCCGCCGCCGACGCCGACGCCGACGCCGACGCCTACGCCTACGCCTACGCCTACGCCTACGCCGCCGACGCCTACGCCTACGCCGCCGACGCCGCATCCAGGGATGAAATACGTTTAAAGATTCTTATATACGGCATAGGACTATTGGAGAAAGCCAATGATTGAAATAACCGAATATCGCTATGAGCGAAACAGCGTTCCAGAATTGACGAGGTATGTTCCGCTCTACGACTACAAATCTGAAAAGGACATCAACGAAATTAGAGAGCAATTGCTTGCGTTGGTGTATGGGTGGGCATGATGATTGAAATCTATTTCGACAAGGTAGAAAAACGCTACACCTTCCATTGGTTCGACGAAGAAATCGAAGGTAATGATGGGCCGATAACGGAGCAGTTATACGCCTTGCTCTTGGGGTTGGCGTGATGGCATTCACTGATTGTTGGAAGAGGTACCGTCATGGTGTTTGATGATAACGATTTGAAGCGGTTGAAAGCACGAGGAACATACCAGCGAGGTAATGGTACTGGATGCTGGATTAGGGCAGATAACCTTAAAGCTCTCCTCGCCCGCCTGGAAGATGGCGAATTTCTTCTGAGGTATTTTATTGAAGCAATGCCTCAGAACATCTGTCCATGTTGCAACACAGATCCGCACATTCCGAAGTGTGCTTTCGCAATTCGTTTAGAAGCCTGGCGCAAGGCGTGTGGGAAATGACCGACAAACCGATGAGTGCGGATGAAAAAATAGGCGCCCTGTTCGATAAATACGAAGTGTTTTTATCAGCGGATATGTTTGAAGAAATACATCACGAAATCAAGAAAGCCGAGCGATTGGCATATAAAAAAGGTTTTCATGACGGATTCGAAGAAGGGTTCAAAGACGCTATCGAACGGGCGGCGAAGGAAGCGGATTCATTTACGTATGAAGTATTAGGAATATTAGTTACGTGCAAAGACGGAATCGAATACGTGCCTGGATTATATGGTGCGCCTCAGGCAATTGGTTTTTGTTCCGGTAAAGGTCATGTGGTTCCAACAGATAATATGAAACCGGAGGACAAATGACAGATCATGAGATTAACGAGGCGGTGGCGAGAAAGTTGGGGGATAAGACTGCTATGAAAGAATTCCAAGAATTCCATCGTCATTGCCCGATAAGTTGTGGCGGTAAATCGACTCCCGATTATTGCCATTCAATCGCAGCGGCATGGCAGATATTGGAATATGTTTCACGTTCTTGTCCACCATTTCCACATATTTTTAGTTTGCATAGAAATAGAGACGGAACGTGGCAGTGTTATTTCCCAAGTTATGTATCTACTACGAACGCAATAGCTGATACTGCACCGATGGCAATAGCACTAGCATTCTTGACATTGGAGGATAAGTAATCAATGCGCTTTTATTTGGATGATGTCAAAGAATTGTGGCCTATTTTCTTTATTGTGTTCATTATCGTATCGCTGATCGTATTTATAGTAATTACTGCGCCATACCTTACAAAAGAAGATGCAGCAAGGATGCAAGGATTAGCGATAGGTATTGCTGTAGGTATGGCGAGTCATTGAGATGGCAATCTTAAAATTGGAGGAAAAATGAACCATACGCACACCGAGGTGATGGTTACTCGAAAATGCGTAGAATGCGGAATATCACGTAAAATTACAATATATAGTCTACGAAAAGGTTCTCAGAAGTATTGTCGTAGATGTGCATTGAAATTGTTCGCCGCGGGAAGGAATCGTCAACCGAGGTTTGCATAGTGACGAAGCCATCAACTATCCAAAGAGATCTTAAACTCATGGAATGGCTAAAAAACCAATCCGATCAGAATACTCCAAAGTCCGCAGCCTATCACTTTCAGATGACCGTCTGGGCCGTCTATAAAGCAGTCCATAGAATTGAACGCCGTAAATCACAACGAAATCATTGTTCCAATAATTCTTCTTGCACATTTAACCGCATCGCTATAAACTAAAAGAGATTCAACGCTTGGCGGCGGTTATCAGATTTGATGAACGTCGCCATTTCTATATCTAGCGACCTTGCCGCCAAGCAGCTCGCTAACCCTCTGTCCGTAAGGCCGGAGGGTCTTTTTTTGTCATGAATGAAGATGAAAAAACCTTTATGCCACCCAAAAAAACCTCAAACGGAAAACGGTTTGGGTATGAGCAACCAGCCATAGCAGGACCTGGGAGACCTCGATTGCCCGAAGGTGAAAAGGAGAGGCGTAAATATCTTCGCAATATAATTCAGCAAGCTACTCCAAAAGCTATCCAAGTTCTAGTGGAATCGCTAGAAGCGAAACAAACAAAGGACAGGATAAGAGCTGCTGAAATATTAACTAACCACTCACTCCCAAAACAGGAGGAGGTGGAATTGGATGGACGTATCAGTCCCCTTAGCTCAGTCCCAGAGCCAATCCTTACAAAAATACTTGCAGACGCTATCGCTACAGGATCGCCAACGCCTCCACACAATGGCAATGGCGGAAATGGAGCGAAGGCTTGAAGCGTATCGGTGCCGGTATTTTGAACCGAACGGGCCGCAGGAGAAGTTCATTAATCTTCTCGGGAAAGATAACCCGTTCATCGGTATATTCTCGGCGGCGAATGGGCTCGGGAAAACGACGCTTATCGTCAATGTCCTATCTAGCATCATTTGGGGTTCCCAAAACAGCTACTTTGATTTTCCGATCTTTAAAGACTGGCCATTTCCTAAGCGATTTAGATTCGTCACAGACCCAAAACTTCTGGAAGAAATTGGTCCGTTCCACTCAGAGATTAAAAAGTGGTGGCCCAAGGGGAAGTATGAAGCCCTCAAAGGCGGGAAGTCCTACTACAGCCAATACAAAGCCAATGGATTCTTACTTGACGTCATGTCCTACGATCAGGATTTGTCCCAGTTTGAGGGGTCGACGCTCGGAGGCATCTTCTTTGATGAACCTCCAGTGAGAGCGATCTGGAATGCATCGATAGCACGCCTGCGCATGGGTGGAATGGCGCTTGTGTTCATGACGCCTTTGACCCAGGCCGCGTGGTTCTTTGACGAGGTTGTTCCTAAGCACGCCTCAGCCATTATCTATGGCGATATCGAAGAGAACTGTAAGCAACATGGAGTCCGCGGACAGCTTGACCATGCCAATATCGAGCGCATGGTTGCCAACCTTGACCCCGAGGAGATAGAAGCTCGGGCGCATGGCAAGGCCATGTACCTACAGGGTCTTATCTACAAGAGCTTTGACCATAGCGTTCATGTGGCAAAGGCGCCTATTTCTGTCCCATCGAATGCCCAGGTCTATCAGATCGTGGATCCTGCGGTCGATAAGCCATTTGCATCAATCTGGGGGTTTCCTGACTTAGATGGAACGCTGTACATACATGATGAGTGGCCCAATGATGACTTTTATCGGATGCATGGATGCGACTTAGGACTTTCTGATTACAAGCGGATATTTACATCCAAAGAATCCGGCTGGTCCATGCGTAAGCGAATCATCGACCGACACTTTGCCGACGTGCGCAGTCTTCAAACCAAAAATACACTAAGACAAGACCTTGCTCACGTCGGTCTAAATTACGAGGCGTCCTATAACGCGCAGCAGGAACAGGAAGAAGTTCAGACGGGTATCTTGAAGGTCAGATCCTACCTGAAATATGACCCGTCAAAGACCATTGACTCGCTAAATCGACCACGGCTGGTGATATCTCCAACGTGCAAGAACACAATCAAAGGGTTTCAGAGGTGGAGTTTTGATACCTCGAATGGTAAGCCTAAAGACGAGTTCAAGGATTTCATGGATTGCGTGAGGTATTTTGTTATGGATGATCCCAAGGTGTCCGTTGCTCCGCCTGAGCCGAACTATCGGAGGTTGTATGGTTAGTCTAGACGAATCGCTTAGAGCAGCTACTGAAATGCAGCCGATGGCCGCTAATCGTCCGGCTATTGAGTTGCCTGACAATTTCGCGTCCGAGCAGCCGGCCGAGCAGTCTCCCGAACAGTTAGCCATGAACTACGCTTCACTTCCTGTTGAGTCTATGGTGGACATGGAAATCTGCGAGATGGTGGTCAATCGAAAGCGATCATCCGAGGATGCTCGTCGCATGAAGAAGATCGTTTGGGATAAGTGCTGGGACCATTATCGAAACGTGTATGACGTAAGCGGTAAAGAGGCGTGGCAAGCGACAACGTTCCAGCCTGAGACGGCCAAAGTTATTGAAGCGATTACGTCGAATCTCCATACGACGGCTCTGGGTCCGGAGATGCCGATTGAATGGCAGTGCAAAGTCAAAGAGTATGAGCAGAATGTCCTAGATACCAACGACATTCTTCGAAACGATTTTGTAAAAGGGCGTGCGAAAGTCAAATACACGGATCTGATTAGGTCCCTATGCGTGGTAGGTACGTCTATCGGAAAGGTCGGATATTGCAAGGAATCTGAGACGGTGATGGTTAAACAGCGCGGGAAGATCAGCGTCATGGACAGGTTTATGGAGGCGATTGGCCGGCCGGTCCCGAAGCCAATGGACACTTACGTCCCGCAGGATATGCTGGTCAAAGATTGGGCTGAAATCGAATATCGTGACCTGTACAAGTTCTTTCCGCAACCTGGATCAACCGATATCGATAAGGACCATTGGTATATCGAAGAGTCAGAGATTTCAAATGCTCAGTTGTCGAAACTGGCTCAGGACCCAGATGATACACAGCGAATCCGTCCGATCCCTTACGATATCTTTACGAGTTCTCAAAAGAATCCAGACGACTATAACGCGGATCTGGCGTCTAGGCGTATGGCGCTCATGCAGTCTTCGACCACGCAGTTCTATTTTGATCCGGATATGCCGCACCAGCTACTTGAGATGTGGGGTCCTGTTCCTTGCTGGATGCTAAAGCCCGAAGAGCGAAACGACGAGTCAAAGAGGTATAAACAATATAACGCTTGGATATGGGTCATTGATGGTCGATGGGTGGCCAGGGCTCAGCTTTGTCCCTATCGTGACGCGGCTCCTCCCTATTTCAAATCAACTTATATTCAGATTCCTGGTGATTTTTATGGTGTAGGTCCTGCCGAGCTAATGTTGGGTCTTCAAATTGATTTGAATGAAACGGTCAATACGGGGTCCGATCAAGTCAATCTTTCTCTCAATAAGATTGTGGCTATTTTGAAAGATAAAGTCCCGACAGATTGCTGGAATCGGTTAGTCTCGAAGCCTGGGGCTCAGTGGCTCTTTGAGAATGTTCAGCGCGTCCAGGATGCGATGCAGATTATTGAGTTCCCCCCCATTACGCGGGATTGGTACATGAAGATCCAGATGATCCGAGATGCTATTGCGGAAGTTACGGCAGCGAACAAGGTCACTCTTGGCGTAGGAGGCGGTAGCGATGAAGCTGGCGGCGGCACGTTCCGGGGGCAGTTGCTCAATAAGCACTCGTCTAATGAGCGGTTCATGCTCTATTCCAGAGTCTATGAGACAACTGGCCTGGCTGACGCTTTTCGCAAGATGTATCACCGCGTTTATCAGTTCAAGGATTACGAGTCTGTTGAGAATGTCATAGGAAAAGACCGGGCCGCAACATTTGAATTCCTTCCACCCGAAAAGCTCGAACAAGTAGCGAACCTAGTGCCTCTTGGAGTTCTTGCGGCTGAGACCAAGGGCGTCAAGTTAGCGCAGAAAGCCCAGATGGTTCAGTTGTTCGCTCAATATCCATGGTTTAAGACGTATGAGTTATGCCGGTCGATGTGGATTGACATGGGCAATGCAGACGCGGATACAGTGACTTTTAGCAAAGAAGAAATGAACCAGTTCAATGAATTTAGACGCCAGGTCATGGCCGAGACGGCTCAAGGTCCCATGGGAGGCCAAGCGGCTCCTGGGGGACAGAGTGGAGGTCCGGGAGGGGCTTCCGCTCCTGCTACGCCTGGGGGGATGCCGGTGGCCGGGAACACGATGGGACCAAGTGAGGGAATGCCGCTGGAAGCGATGCCGGCCAGAGGTCCTGGGGCAAGTTCGATTGATGTGGAAGGGATGCCGATGTCATGACGAATTCTGAATCGGATCGTCAGTCTTCGATTGCCCGAGAGATTGGGGCATCTTATCGTCGATGTACTCAAGAGTATGCTTGGAAAGATCTGACCGATTACATGACCAAGATCGTCGACGAATCGAATCATGATGTAGATGTTAAAGACATTGAATTTCTGAGTGTTGCCTTGGTGGCGCGTTCGCGTGGGCTCAGGGAAGCAATCGACAAGATTCGAAAACATATTGATTACGCTTTGAATGGTGGAGTTCGATGAAGCCAAAGAAGCCACGCTGCTAGTTCTTTAAATCATTCGTCATAAGCGAAGCAGGCTGTGAGGAGCCTCACCTTCTCGCAGCCTGCTTTTTTTATGACCAATTTGGCCACAAGGGCAACGACCCCGGCCATTGGGAGGCAAAAAGTGACAGAACCAAATGACGTGGCGACGGCCTCGCAAATCGAAGGTCCGACAGCCGCGCAGATCCTGGATCAGATCAAAGAGAAGCAAAGAGAACTCAAGTCTCAGCTGGTAGCCAAACCGCCTGAGATCCCTGAGCCTGCGCCGACTCCTGATCCTGTATCCCCTGCGCCTGCAGCCGAACCTAGCGACGCGAACAAGCCGGCCGAACCGGTGCCGGAATCTAGCGCTGGAGTTGCACCAGGCCCATCGGGGAATGACAAGCCTGAATGGAAGGCATGGATTGAGAAGAAGGGTTTCAAGAGCACCGAGGATATGGTGCGAAGTATGCGCGAACTGGAGCGGGAACTCCATCGTCGTGGTAAAGGGAACGGGGCTGATGCCCCTCCGCAGGCAATGCCTGCACCTACCCAACAGCCGCGGCCTGACTATCCCGTATCAGGGTATCCTTCCCCAAGACCGGCTCAAGTGAGTGAAGAGGAAATAGCGAAGAGGTACAACCTAGACCCCGAAGACCTTCGGCGTGTAGGACCCCTCGTGGCAGACATTGCCGCTAACATCTCCGCTCAACAGATTGGTCCTTTAATGTCCCAATTGAATCGCGTCAACCGGGAAGTCGCACGCAACGCAGAACTCCAAGGGCTTAAAGAAGACCCCGCGTTTCAGGACCCGAGAGTGCAATATGAGATGCACCGAATCCTAGAAACAGACCCATCCATCCTCCAAAACGAGCCCGCTCCATACCGTTACGCCTTTAACGAGTCGTTACGGATTTTGGGACGGAGAATCCTGGAAGGATCAATAGAAACGGTGCCTACGGGCAAAACGAACTCGGGCCAGCCGCCTTATCCGACGAATCCGCCTAAAACTGCTGGGGGAGGCAGTTCGGGTGCGCCAGGACAAGGCGCTGGAGTGACATCGACCGGCCAAATATCTGCTGAAAAATTTGCCAGCCTCCCTTCGGCTGAACAGCGGAAAATATTGGCCTCGCTCGGGAAAATAACACCGGAGTATTGAAGACCGCCAGATGCAAAAGATGGTGATTTTAAATGGCTGATGTGCCTGCATTAATTGGAGATGTAACCATCGCCACGATGGTTGGTAATTATTACGACAAAACGTGGCTTGAGCGATTCGAGGCGAATCTTAGTTACGACAAGGATGGTGTTCAAAAGCCGCTCCCGGAAAACTCTGGGAATACGGTCATTTGGCATCAAATGCTTAACCCGTCAAGGGGTTATTCCTTGTCGGACGGTACGACCAATAGCGCTTCTGCGGTTTCGACCCGCAAGGTCTCAGCGATTGTGGCCCAATACGGAGACGTGAAAGCGATCTCTGACAATACGGACATGCTCGCAGTGTGCCCTGTGGTTGAGGAAGCTGTGGCTGCTCTTGGATATGCGGCGGCTTTGACGAAGAACTATGTCATTGCTGACGCAATTGGTTTCGGTTCGGCTGCTTCGACTGGCGTTGCTGACGCTGCGTCGACGAAAGTTCCCTCGGTATTCACTCAAGGGTTCCCCATCATCGAAGGCAACACCGGAACGGTCTACTGGGCCGCGACGGGATTGCTGAATGGCTTGTTTTCAACGCTCCCAACCATCGCCCACATTCGTAAGAGTGTGACGGTGCTAAAGGGTTTGAACGCGATGCCGTTCGAGGACGGGAACTTCCGCGGGATCATTGATCCTGTGGTCTCTGACGCGATTCGAACGGATACTTCATTCGCAACATGGATGGCGTATACGAATCGGGCTGCGATGGAGAAAGGCAAGCTGGCTGTGATCGAAAAGGTTCTGTTCGAGGAATCGACGGAAGCAATCGCGATCGCGGTGGCTGCCTCGGCGTGGTCTAACTCTGCCTACGTGTCGGTTGCCGGCGGGAAAACACTGCATGGAACTCTTATCTTTGGTAAGGGCGCCTACGGTGTGACTAAGCTGGGTGGCAAAGATGCAAAGGTGAATGTGATCTCGGGAGCGGAGAAATCCGATCCTAACAACCAACGGACTTATATTGCCTATAAGTTCACGATGGCTGCAAAGATCCTGAATCCTTCGGCGGGGATCATTCTGACTTACTTCGCGTAAGCAGTTTCGGACGCCTCCCTGGGTGCTTCCCCGCACTCAGGGCGGGCGCTCCGAAAGGGAAACATGGACGATACGCAAAGAGACAAAAAGATGGCCTTGATTGAGAACCAGTGCAAGATTCTCATGTCTTCTTTTGATTCCGTGATTATCTTTGCGACGAAATATGAAAATGGGGATACCGCGCATTTTGTTGAAGGAGATGGCAATTGGTTTGCGCGGTACGGACAAGTTAGGGAATGGGTAAATAGTCAGGAAAGAGTCGATATTAAGGGGAGCGATAAGGAGCCATGAAAGTATTAATCATTGGAGCAGGACAGATCGGGAAGGCGATCTATGAGATCGTCAAACCATTCCACAATGCTCAGATTCGAGATGTGCAGGATTTGAGCATGGACGGCGTAGAGATCTTGCATATCTGCTATCCGGATGGCTTGTATTTTGTTTCGGACACTATGAAATATATTGATCAATATAGACCGTCTCTAACCATCATTCACTCATCCGTTGCGGTTGGAAAGACCGATCAATGCGGTTCCCATGTTGTGCATTGCCCGGTTCGTGGTCGTCATCCGAATTTAGATAAGGAAATTCCAGCGTTCATTCTGTTCGTCGGAGGAAATAACAAAGAGGACGTCATCAAAGCCTGTTTGTATCTGGAAGGGTTCAATGTGGTAACTAAGCCGGTTTATTACCCGATGGCGACGGAAGCCTGCAAATTGTTATCGAACATTCATATGGGTGTGGAGATTGCCTGGAGACAAGAGGCGCAGAGGATCCTTGATGGCTTCGGAATCGACTCGAAAGTTTATGAGGAATGGGAAGACACATACAACATGGGCTATCGGATCACTGGGGATGAACAATTGACTAGACCCAGGCTAAGACCTGATCCGATCGGGGGGCATTGCATTCTGCAATGCACGGAGATCTTGAGTGCGCAATATCCGTCTCACATATTTGACTTCATTAAAGAATCGAATGAAAAAGCGAAAAGACATCTCACTGAAACAGCCCGAGAAACCGTCAACGCCTAAGTTTCTGACATTCGGGAAACCGGATATCACGGAAGCTGAGATCGAGGCGGTGGCTGCTGTCATGCGTTCAGGATGGCTATCGACTGGATCTGTGGTAAACGAATTCGAGAAAGCGTTCGAGAAGTTTATCGGAGAAGGCTATGCGGTCGCGGTGTCGTCTTGTACGGAGGCCCTGCGGTTGTCTCTGGCGGTGTCTAATGCCGGATGCGGGCATGAGGTCATTACAAGTCCCATGACGTTTGCGGCGACTGCCAATGCGATCTTAGCCAACGATTCTAAGCCGGTATTCGTCGATGTGACATCATCCGGGCACATGAATCCTGACGAAATCGAGAGAAACATTACAGGAAAGACGAAGGCCATTATCCCGGTCCATTACACAGGGGCCTCTGCTGATTTAAAACCCATTCTTGAGTTGGCCGAGAAATACCGGATCACGGTGATTGAAGATGCGGCGCACTCATTTGATGGGGAGTATGTAGAGCCCATGTCCGATAAGATCCCCGGCCTCCGGCACAAGATCGGAACGGTCAGTCCATACACCTGTTTTAGTTTCTATCCGACGAAGAATATCACTTGCGGGGAAGGTGGGATGGTCATGTGCCGTAACAAAGACATAGCCGAGCGCATCAAGACGCTTTCCATGCAGGGTCTATCATCGGGAGCCTGGAAGCGTTATGGATCTGGCCCGATTAGGTCCTACGAGGTTAGTTATGCCGGCTATAAAGGGAATATGACCGATATTCAGGCGGCTATTGGTTTGACCCAACTTGGTCGATGGCCTGAAATGAAGGCACGGCGGGACGCTATATGGACGGTTTATGAGGACGCATTCGGTCTTAAAGAACCTGGGCATTCAAAGCACTTGTTTACGATCCGATCTCCGAAACGCGATCAATTGCGACAACATCTCTATGGCCGCGGCATAGGCACAGGGATACAGTTCTCCCCTTTGCATCTTGAGCCTGGGTATGTGTCTCTTGGATACAAGCGCGGTGATTTCCCGAAGGCTGAGAAGATTGGCGCCGAAACGGTTTCTTTGCCTGTTTCTTCGACGATGACGGAAGATGATGCCTATCGCGTAGTCGCCGCGGTCAAGGAATTCGAGGCTTTGCTATGAAAGACGACAAAAAGAACATTGAAAGTTTGAAATCAATTGATGGGGACGATGATTTAGCCGTTGCCGCAGAAGAAGGCCAAAATCTTTTCGACATGATCCGAGAATATAATCCGAATGTCATTGTCGAAGTCGGAACCGGCCATGGGTATTCGACCATATGGATGGCCCTTGCCATGAACAAGAAATCGACGCTCTATACGATTGACCGCGAGGATTACGCTGATCTGCTAGAGAAACAGTTCATAAAAGACAAGGAGATCATCCAGATCCAAGGCGAACTAAAGGACCGGATGAGCGAATTGCCGGAGTCAATTGATTTTGTGTTTCTGGATTTCCAACATCAAATTGAAAAGATTGTTGCGGACATAGAATTGATTCAAAGTCGTTTATCCAGCAATGGAATCATTGTCGTTCATGACACTGAGTATTGTCCCGAGATGGGGTTATGCCTTATTGACTATTTCAGTGGGGCTGAAACGGATCGACTTATGAATGTCGGAGTCAAACCGTCGTCGAAGAAATGGACTTACGAAAGCATCAAATCACAGTACGGGCTTGGAATAGCCCATAAAACGGGGAAGGGGAAAACATGACTATTCAGTTAGCGCCGGAGCCGTTGATTTCGTTTATCGTGCCCATCTATAAGCTGCCCAAGGATGAGCTACAGCGTTGTTTGGGGAGTCTGCTTGATCAGGACTACCCGAACATGGAAGTCATCTGTGTAATGGATGGCCCAGACGTAAATCTTTTGAACGTGGCGGTTGATTTCTTAAAAGACAAGCGGTTTAAAGTGATCGAGATGGAACATGGTGGGGCCTGCGCGGCTCGTAATGCCGGATTTAAGGCATCTGCAGGCGAAATTGTATCGTTCTTCAACTCAGATTATATCGCCAAGCCAGGCATGGTGCGAATGTGGGTCAATGAACTACAAAAACACCCTGAATGTGGGTTTATTTATGGTGGTTACGAATGGGGAACGAGCCATCGGAACGCCTACCCATCCCAACCTTTTGATGAATGGCTGCTTACTCAAGCCAATTACATCGACTGCGGGTTTCCCCTCTGGAGAAAATACGTGGTTGATTGGGATCCTAACTGTAAAAGCCTGCAAGATTGGGATTTTTGGCTTCGTGTGATCAAGACGCATGGCGTCAAAGGTAATTTCCTGGGCCGTGAAATCTCATATATCGCCGCTCCTCCGAAACCAGGGGGTCTATCGTTTGATTCGCATGGGAATTGGGTCGAGCGCGTAAAGTATGTCCGTGAAAAGAACGATATCCCCACTAATGACATGGTTGTTACGTCGCTCGGAGCGCCTCATCATGGTAAGAGCATCGCTCAGATGATAGGCGCGGACTTTCGAGATGGGACTATCCTCAAACCAAATCAGTATAAGGCCCTATACATGATCGGTTTCTACATGAAGCCGTCCGATGTTCACAATCAACATGCCCAGATCCTGGGGTTCTATAAAGACTCAGTAAAGATCGTGCATTTTGTAGGCGCTGACATCTACTGGCTGAAACGGTTCAGTCATGCGGACTTAAAGACTTTGGCCGGCGCATTGACGCTTCAATGTGACCACATTCTTTGTGAAACTGAGCACGCGAAGCGCGAACTGGCTGAAATGGGTATCCAAGCTGACATCGTTGCAATACCTCCTTATCAGGATTATGAGATCACGCCACTTCCTGAGAAGTTCAAGGTAGCCATATTCCTGACCAATCACAGCGACTTTGACAAGTATTGTCGGGAAGATACGCTGTCGATTGTGAGGGCTATGCCGGATGTTCAATTCACGGCTTACGGCGATTACGGGAAAGACGAGATCTATTATCCGAACATGACGCATGTCGGGAACATCTGGGGAGATGCGTGGAAACAGTTTGTTTACGACCATTCATGCTATCTGAGAATTGTTCGTCACGACACGCGGCCCATGGCGTCCGATGAGTTTATCTTGGCCGGGCGAGATGTTGTGACCAATATCCCGCTGCCCTATCAGCGGTATGTATCTACGGCCGGAGATCAAAATAAGAATGAACAGGATTTCTTTGGGACCGGATTAAATGCCCATTATTGGCCCAAGACGAAGAAAAAAATAGTGCAGATGATCCGCGAAGTTCGAAAACACTCGAACCAGAAGAAGGATATCGCTCAAATGGCGCGTGAAGAATATTCCGCCATCCTAGACCGTGAGAAGTACATCAAGACTATAAAAGGGTTCTGCGTGGAGAAGGAGCTGGCCCATGTCGCCTAAGATCAGCTTCGTTGTCCCGACAAAGAATAGAGTTGAGTGGCTTCCGGAATGTCTTGGAGGGTTACTCGCGCAATCCATCCAAGATATTGAAGTGATTGTCGTTAATGACGGGTCCGATGATGGGACTAAAGAACTCCTAGAGGATCATTTCTCTGTTGATCCAAGAATTAAGGTCATCAATAATTCTGTGTCAAAGGGTGCTGGTATGGCCAGAAACCAAGGGAATTCGATTGCCCAGGCTCCGATTATTGGAGTCTGTGATGATGATGACGTTTACCCGACGGACAGGGCTGATCGAATATTGAAATTCTTTGAAAAGTATCCAGAGGGAATGATGATGACTGCCCCCTATGTCCAGATCGGATACAACAATCAGATCATGGAAGCATTCGACGGTCTTGCATTCGATGAGGAAGACTTTAAAAAGAACGGGAACATAAATTACTTCTGTCATCCGGCCGCGGCCTATACGTTAAAGGACATTAACGAGGTCGGAGGATATAAGCCAGAAACGGACCAGTTGACTGATGATGTTCAGCTCGTCAAAGATTGGATTATGGCAGGGAAAAAAATCGGGTTCATGGCTGGCGAGTATTTATGCTGTCATCGAGTTCTTCCTGATTCCATGATGGTAAAACACAGGGGTTTTAACCCCGCTTGGGCTACAAAATGAGCAATATCGCGCCTGAAATGACGAAGGAGCATGTGGTTCAGGACCACGAAAAATACCCTGATATTTGGGAAAACGGTCTTGAAAACTACCCTTTTGCTCAATCGAGAATAGCTCCGGTGATCTATGAGATACCGGATGGGTCAAAAGTATTAGACGTTGGATGCAATAGCGGGGAGTTAATCAAATACCTAAAAGATAAGAAAAACTGCGACGTTACCGGTGTTGATGTTTCCGCTCCCATGGTCGAGAAATGCAAAGCTAAAGGACTGAATGTCCTCCTTTGCGATGCTGATCGACTCCCATTTGAAAACGGGATATTTGATGTGGTTGTTTTATGCGAGGTCCTGGAGCATTTCCACGATCCAGTGACGTATCTCAAAGAGATCAAACGCGTATTGAAGCCATCAGGATTTCTAATTGGGACGTGCCCACACGCTAACCTCGAAAGATATATCTGGTCAGACCAGCGCCTACACCATCAGTATTACACCGAAGAGGGTATCAAGAGAGATTTCGACCAAGTCTTCGATAAGCATTATTTGCGTGTCCTGACAGGCGCCCAGTTCAACATGGGCATGGCAACGTCATTCCTAGCGAATGAGCCGGCCGAGATTCTTTTTAAATGCGGTGAATCTACCCTTCAACCATGGGAAACGATTCTAAAGGAGTCGAAATCGCTTAGGGCGTGGTTCGGATGGACTCAGCTTTCCGGAGATGTGTACTACCGGATGCGTGGGTATGCCGACAAGATGCGCGATAACGGTTTGGATATTGCTTATGAGGACTTTGAATACAACGGATCTGAATTTCAAATGCAGTGGCAGGGCAGTATCCGAAATCGGTTTGTAATGAACAAGCTAGAGGATATTTTGAAGATCGCGGATCTATCAGTGTGGCAGCTCGTGGCGAATATGTCATGTTTGGCTTTCTTGCGTTGCGCGAAGGATCTAATCAAGAAGCCAATGATCACTGAAATTGACGACTGGATATTGGATCTTCCTGCATACAACATCGCGTCAAACCCGTATCGTCCGAATTCAGAGCCTGAGTGGGTTTGTACTGAGCAGATGCGACTGTCTGATGCCTTTATCGTGTCAACGTCCTATATCAAAGAGCGTATTCTTGAAATGTTCCCTGGTAAGCCTGTCCACGTCATTCCGAACAGCATCGACTTCAAGATCTGGGATAACCTGAAACCTGTCGAGATGGCAGAACACGCCAAGAAGCCTGGAATGATCCGAATCGGGTATACGGGCTGCGGTAACCACGATGGTGATATGGAGTTGATCAAGCGTCCGATCGCCAAGATCCTCGAAGAGTTCCCGAACGTTGAATTTGTGACATCCCATCCCTTCCCAACGTGGTCGGATATCAAGAGCGATAGGTTTATCAACCTAAATCGATGGGTCTTAATCGACAAGTATCCAAATGAAGTGGCCGGCTGGAAAGCGGATATCTTTGTCGCTCCGCTTCGTGACAATATGTTTAACCGTGGGAAATCTAATCTTAGGTGGTTGGAATCGTCTGCTTTAAAAGTTCCGATCGTTACAAGCCGAATTCGACCGTTTAAAGAAAGCATCACAGAAGGCGAAGATGGCTTAATGGCCTCTTCGGAAAAAGAGTGGTATGACCAATTAAAGAGTTTGATCGTCGATGAACAGAAGCGAGTTCATCTCGGGGAGACTGCCTACGCTAATGTAAAGCGCGATTTCGATATGGATGAAATCGCAAAACAGTACGGCAAGATCCTTGAGGAGATAAAATGGACCGCTCAGCGCTCGACGCAGAAATTGGCCGCCTCCTAGCCGATCCATCTCATGCTCGGTGGGATACCGATACCCTTCATACAAGAATTGAATTCATACAGCAGGAAGTCCAGGCTCTAACGGGCGCGGTTAAAACTGTTGAATCATTAACTCCTACGGCGGATGTTGCAGAAGTTACGCTTGACGATGAAACCATTGATATCACCCGAGCGACACTGACCGAAACGGATGGGAATGTACATATCCTTATTGGGCGCAGTCGTGAGGATCTTGATTTCTACGAGCCAAGCTGGCCGAATTACTCTTCAAGCCTTCCTACGCAGTTCTTCTATGACGTTTCCAACAGGCAGCTTGTATTAGTCCCCCCACCATCCTCGGATTATGCAACGGCGGGGGCATTGAAAGTATGGGAAGTTCGAACGCCGACTCCTCTTGCCGGAGACTCTTCTGAACCTTTCGATGGGAATGTGACCATGCGGGCCTATACCCGAGCTGTTGTGCATGGTGTGGTCGCTCTTTGCTTAATGGATAACGGAGACCCCGAAAGTCTCGCTAAGGTCAAATTTCACAGGTCGAACGACACGAATGTTCCCGGTGAGTACGAGAAGATGTTAAAGCAGATCAATGCGAAATTCACTCATCCGAGTGTGATACCGGAACGAATTAAATGGATGCCGCAGGGAGGACGTTTGGGAGGCGGGAAGTGGCCCAGCAAGGCGTACCCTTTTGGTGGTTAATGAAAAGACTACTTAGCATCGCTCTTCTTTTGATTGGCGGGTTTGTTCGAGCTGAGACCGGCGCCGTCATCGGTCCTTTTTCAGGACTCAATGACACCGATAACTCGCTCATTATCGGTCAAAACCAGGCCCAAGATCTTCTGAATGTCGAGATATCGCCTGGAGGTAAATCTGTGTTGAAGCGTCGCGGTTTCGGGCAAGCGTTCGCTACAGATATAACGACATCGCCGATTCATGGAACCTACTCTTTTTACGATGCCACAGGGAATGAGGTTGCGCTTGCTTTCAATGATTCGCGTTTGACGGCATCGGTCAACGGGGCAACACCTACGACATTATTCTCGACTGGAACGGTGGCCGCAACTTGGCAATGCACCGATTCCCTGGGTTATGCCTATTGCGCCTCATCCGCACGGGAACCTGTTATTAAGACGAATGGTGCTACCTATTCCCAATTCCCCATGACTAGCACCGGGACGATGGTCACAGCGACAACGCAGCGATTAGCAACGGCAGGATTCTCGGGAACGCCTTCACAGATAAACCTTTCAAAAGCGAATGATTTTGCTACTTGGGCGACAGGGCCGCTGGCAACGGATGCCTACACCGAGACAATTAGTGCCCCAGGCAGCCGGATTACGCACATCACCCATGCGTGCGGGAATCTTGTTTGGTTCAAGAATGCATCGTTTGGGATGTTGATCAATCCAGACGACCAATTTAACGCTCAGAACGTTACTGTATCTCCGACGATTGGGACTTTAGACAATTCATCTGTTTACTACAACGGAATTCTCCATTTTAGATCACAAGACGGACACTTTTACGATTTTGACTGCGCGAGCCTGCAAAAAATGTCAAGTGACATTGAAAATACTGTTGGGGCTTCTGGGAATCGTATCGCAAATTCGTGGACGGAAACAGCGCAGACGGATTGGGACTCTGGCGCGTTCTATCCCGAAGGGAACTTCAGCACAACGATAAGTGACGGAGATATTATTCTAAGTAGCTTTACGAATACCGACACATCTGGATCAGATTTTGATCAAGGATATTTTTCAGGTATCGATTCAACGACTTATGCGGGGTCATTGGCTCTTAAACGCTATATCTCATCTGACACATTCTCTAATCTGAATAATTGGAGTCAGGTAAACGGAACCATGATTGCGTCGTCCGGATACGCTGAAATGACAGATGGAGAGGAGGTATACAAGGGAGCATCCATCACGTCAATTAAAGGCGATATAACAATTGCGTTTGATATTCGATCAACAGGGGCATCAGCATCCGGAGAAGATTTTCAAGTGTTATTGGCTACAAGTACAGATCCAGGAGAATTAGATGGATACATTGTTGCATTGAATGCTGTCCAAGCATCAAATATATACGATCTTTATTTGACAACAACATCTGTATATGGAGGTCAATTTGATTCTGATTGCGTGTCTTCATGTGGACTTTCCGTATTTGCTGGTGGTCCACCTCTATATATATCAAGCTCAACTCTGGGGTCTTTCAATTCTTCATACCATACGATTAAATTTACAAGGAACAATACTACGGGGGATATGACGGTATCGTGGGATGGTGTCAATAAGTTGACAGCAACAAATACCGCATTTGACACATTTAAAAACATCTACATCGCGGGTAATTTTGCCTCTGGTGTTACTCGTTTTCGGATAGACAACTTCTATGCTATTTCGAATAAAGGGAATTATACTTCCGACATATTTGATTTGAATATGTCTAGTTCTATTATTTACGGATCGTTTGACTGGACAATTGATATATCAACCCCGGAGTTCGGGATACTTACTGCAAGCAACTCGACTACGGGACCTTGGACGCAGATAGCCACAAGTTCTGGGTCTAATTCGACATCTCAACGCTATATAAAATATACAACGACAATAACAGCAATAGCGGCTGATACATTTAATACGAAAATAAACGATATCGTTTTGGTCGCAAAATCAACAGGGGGGGTATTTTACTCGGCTGTAAACAACGCACCGAACCTGAGCGAGTGGGATGTATTCACGAACAATGAACAAACCGACGGCGGAACGATTGAGTTCTATATTCGATCGGACACGAACACCATAGCGGTTTGGCAATCTACGCCATCTTGGGTGTCACAGCAAAAAAACTCGATCATTGTGGCGTCAACTGGTACATATTTCCAGGTTCGGGCTGACTTCTCTACAGTTTACGCAACAAATACTCTTGCTCTAAATGATTTAACCTTAAATTGGTTCGAAGGAACCGCGTCGGACAAGATTTACGGGACTTATTTCGATAACGCGATATGGTGGGCCGTCCAAAAGGGCGAGGGAGCTACTGCGAATAATGCCATCCTTCGCTATGAACTTGAAAATCAAGGATGGACCATATTTGATATCCCGGCGAATGGGTTTTATTTGCGCGGTGACGACCTTTACTTCGGATCTTCAACCTCTGGCTATGTTTACAAATTCGGAGACTCCGACTCAGACAATGGATCGGCCATAAATTCCTACTGGAAATCCAAGGATTTCTTCGGAAACGATCCATTCACCGAAAACGAGTATCGCAAGATGAGCGTGTCGGCCAAGATGGTAGCCGATTCGAGCATGACGGTCACTTATACGACCAACGGATCATCGTCAACGTCTTACACTGTTCCCCTTTATAGCGCAACGTCCAATTTCATTAAAAACAATCGAAATCTTCCGGCCGGCCGGACTGGGTCATATCTTAACGTCCAGATCGGGAACAACGCAGCGGAACAGCCGTGGGAAGTTTTCGGGATCGGCTATACATACGAGCCGAAACCCTGGCGTCCGGGGAACTAAGGAGAGTTTATGGCATTAACAGCGGAGCAGCGTAAAGGTTACGGTGACGAATATATTAAGCAGGCATTTCAGAAGTTCTTCAAGCGCGATCCAACTGCTACTGAGATCGCCATGGTCTTCCCGACGCTTGGGAACGACCCCAATGTCCATGATATTCCAGGCATGGAGTCATACGTTGCCTCGCTTTACCAGGCACAGAAGGGGCCGGAAGATGAGCGGGCTAAATTAGACGAGAAGATCCCGCAATACAGCGGTGACATTCAATCTATTTTCAGTGATTTAGTGAAGCGCGGGGCTTCGGCTGATGAAATCCAGCATTTCGGTAGAGAGATGGCCGCGGGGAACCTCGATGCTTACACGCTCCGCCAGTTTGTGCAGTCGATGCCAGAATATCAGACCTCTCAGGATAAGTCATTCCGCGAGGGTCTATCTGGGGAGCTTCAAGGCTATGACAAGAAGTTTTTCGACACTGGGAAAGAGGACATCATTTCACGATATGCCTCTATGGGACGCCAAGGATCCTCGGCTCTCGATTACGCCTTGACTGACATGCTAGGGAAAATTGCCGACAAGCGCGGGGAATGGCTGGCGAATCTGTCGGCCACACAATATGGCGGAAACAAGGAAAATGCCAGATCTGATTATGAGGCGAGCGTTAATAGGATGATAGGGGATGAGGCGTACAGTCGGGCGCAAAAGGATGCCTTGATGCAACGCGGATGGAACATTCAGGACTACAACACGCAATCAAGCGACTATGACCGATGGATGGCAAGTCAAAAAAGAAATCCAGGGATGGGAGCCGCTTCCGGGGCACTGGCCGGCGGATCAGCGATGGCCGCTACTGGAAATCCTTGGGCTATTGGAGCCGGAGCACTCGGCGGTGGTCTATTTGGATACTACGGATCGAGGTAAATAACATGGCACTAAACTTTCAACCCTACCCTTACAATCCACCTCCGCGAGATTACAGTGATATCACAACGCCGATCTTTCAAGCTGGAAATATGATTCAGAACGCTATTCAGGAACAGCGTCGAAATAAATACCAGGAAACCTTGGATGAACTTGCCAGAAATAGGGACGTGAGAGAAGCTCAGGAACAACTCTGGAAAGGCCGTCAGATGGACACTGAATACGGCGTCCGAGCCCCTTCCGAGGCAGTTAATCCTATCTCCGGGCCTATGACCTGGGATCAAAGCCTACGATCGACATTATCGCCAACGAGTCCAGCGGCTCAACCAGCCAATCAGCCTGCCGGCGGTATGGTATCACGGTTTCGCCAATGGCAAGACCAGAACAGGGCGGGGCCTCGCGCTCAGCCGATGGGGATGCCACAGGCGGAGGTCGGATACAACGAGTTCCTTCCGCAGGTTACCGGCTATACGCCGGAGATGGTGCGATCCATGGGCGGGAGTGGGTATTCGACGCTTGGGACGAAGCGTATGGGCGAAATGAAAACCCTCTTCGGCCAGAAAGAAACAGACCCCAATTCTCTCGATGCGCTTTTAGCGCAGCGGGTCCGATCCGGCCAGATGACTCTGGAACAGGCGTTTGAGCTTAAGAAGAATAGTCAGATTCCTAGTTTCCAGCTCGCTGGGACACAAGAGGGGCAACCCGTATTTTTTAATCCAAAAACGACAGAAATGATGGCTGGAAGATTTCCCGGCAAAGGTCCACTTATGTCAACTACACAGTCGGAAGGACAAGCCAATGCGGGATTGTTTGCTTCGAGAATGGAGGAGGCAAACAAACAGCTAGAAAATATTTCTTCGCAAGTTGATCTTACTTCTGCAAGTTCGGGAGCAATGGGGAAAGCACCAAACTTTGCTAAGTCAAAAGAAATACAGATGTTTGAGCAGTCAAAAAGGAACTTCATTAACGCTGTTCTGAGAAGGGAATCCGGCGCGGTCATATCACCAACTGAATTTGAAGAAGGAAATAAACAATATTTCCCTGTCTTTGGCGATTCTAATGAAGTCGTACAGCAGAAGGCCCTGAACAGAAAGACGGCGTTGGCAGGTCTTAGAAATGCAGCGGGTTTTCCGCAGAGAGATGATTCTAATAGTAGTCAGAGCACCTCTTCCGAAATGAAAGTGATCAATGGCAGGCGTTACGTCAAACAGAATGGGCAATGGTACGAACAATGAAACTTGTAACCGATCCTGAATTGCTTAAACAGCTTGAGGCCACGTCCGGTGGTCCCGGAACGCCTGTAACTGATCCAGAGCTTTTGAAACAGCTTGAGGGCAGGGATCAGGGCGCTCCATTGGGATTTGGAAGACCTCAGGACTTGGTCTCCAAAATCTACACGCCATTGATACAAGGTGCGGCCATGACGGCGGGAGGGGCAGCTGGTGCGGTTATGGGGGCTCCTGCTGGTCCCGTAGGTTCCGGTTTGGCTGGCGTTGGACTGGCGGCGGCTATGAATCCCCCCGCTAAACGCTTCGCCGCTTCCATTGACCAGATGCGCGGTATAGCCAATCCGCTCAATCAGCCTAAGCCACTTTTGCGACAGGCTCAGGATGTGGCGGGAGATTTTAGGGAAGGTGTTGGGATTGAGGCGGGTGGTAAGGTTTTAAACGAGGCTGCTCCTTTGGTCAAGCCTCTGTTTAGAGGAGCGGCTAAGAAGATGTCGAATGTCGGATCAGTTATATCGGGTGCTAAACCTCAAGACCTTATGCAAGCCTACGATCAGGGATTAGCGACCTATGCAGCTCCTGGCATGGCGAAGGCGGGACGACTATTTGATGATGCGGCAAAAGCGGCAGGCATAAATCCGAAACCTACGCTTGACGCCGCTTTAGATCCAGCTCTTTCGACTGCTAAACAGGTTGCTCTTGAAGCAGGCAAGAAGATGGAATCGGGAGCGGCTTTGAATGCTCAGGAAGCACTCTATGCACGTCAGGCGACTGACAGGATCATCGCAGGGACCGCACCAAAGGATAAAGCAACGCTTCATTATCTTTCCGAATTGCGCGGGCAATTTGATAGCGCACTCACAACTGCATCGCCGGCCATGAAGGAAGCTTCCAATCAGTACCGAAAATCCATTGTTAAAAGGAATTTACTGAGTCCTGTCCCGGTCAATAAGGGAGGGACGCCAAATAAATTGACGTCGATATTGTTTGGCCTAGGCGGATTGCTCGGCGGTGGGACTGAGAGAAGTCTGGCTGTCCCTCTTAAAGCCGCTGGTGCGTTGGTTGCCATGTCACCACTTGTTCAAGGTTTCGGCGCATCGGCAAGCGGTAGTGCAGTAAAAACAGCTGGAAGAATTTTGAAAAGTTCAGTTGGATCTCGAACAATTTCATCTGCTATATCGGACAAAATCCTAACTGAATCCAAGGCGAGGGAATACCTCAAGAAATCTGGAGGAGATAGATCGAAGGCTAGGGAAATGGCAAAAAATGACGGGTGGAGTTTTTAACTTGAGAGATGATCGCTGATGCCAACAAGTATATGGATGAGAATCAGGAAGAGAATTAAACCCGTCGAGACTTCCATATTTTCCTGTAGAGGAAGAGCATGACTATGGTCAAAATGATCCATCCTTGCCAATTATCTCCCATGCACCACCACATGAAAAATGGCATCGCTATCATCACTGACAAAATTTGCCATTTCTTCAATACGATTTTAGGGGTTATTTTCACTTCTTCTTTTACCGCCCGTAATAGTTGTAACTCGGTGCATCGTTATTCGTGTTCGAGTCATTGTATCGCCCAGGATTCGGCGTGTTCCAGTTCGATGGCGGATTCTCACGCGGGGCATTGTACTGAGGTTGAGAAGGTTTATAGTCGTAGTTGTCCCACTTATTCGCATTCGGAGCAGATCGATAATGAGGTTCAACATACGTCCCATCGTTTTTTTGATATCCACCCACATACACATCACTTCCACTTTGCCTATTGCGTGCGGCAAATGACGGAACTGACAATATCCCGATGGCAAGAACTGCGTAGACGATTTTCATTTTATTTCCCCTTTTTAGGTGTAAACGGAAAGCGTAACGACATAAAGAGTCTTTTCATCCCCAACTCCTTCATGAGATTTTACCCCCTCATATCGATCATGTCCATAGGTCTTATGGCTATTCCATCCGTGGCAGAAGGACCCCGCTTCCGTCATAAGGACCCATTGATTCAACAGGAGTTAGTTAATTCCTACTCGGATTTACGCGCTATTTCGAATAGAGCCTTAGAGACTAGAACTAAGGCCCAGATCCAAACCACAATCCCATATCGGGTTGGATTAACTTATTTCTGTACGGATTGCACGACAGATGCCGTGTGCGTGAGCACCGGAGTTGGTACCGGAGACTTTTCAAGACTCAGTGCGAGGACAACAGCATGCCAATAACAGCGAAGAAGGATATTTTTGACACTATCGATCTGAAGATACTCAAGGATTACACTGAACCTCCAAAAGTTTCTCTCTCTTTATCTAGCGAGGTCCGAGATGTGATTAAAGCGGAGATCGATGCGCTTCTCAAACAGGCGCTAGCGGAATTGATTAAAGGGATCAAGCCTCACACGATTGAGACAAAAACGATTGAAAAGGTAATCGAGAAAAGCATCCCGACGCCTCAAAAGATCATCATCAAGGACCGTTTAGACGATATCGAGTTACAGAAGAAGATTGACGCAAAAATTAAGAAGTCCATGGATGAATCTGGTCCTTTATTCATCCCGGCTCCCCCGATCATTCCAAGTACATCAAGCCAAGATGGTAAATTCTTGTCGAATCGCGCCGGCCAATTGATATGGGATACCGTAACAGCCACGGGGGGAGGGTCCTCCCCTGACGCTTACACGCCAACGAACGTTACGACCCGCACAAGTTTTGATGCTGACGATACATCGCTCGATGAAATAGCAGACGCGCTCGGATCGTTGATCGCCTCACTCCAGGGAGCTGGAATAATCCAATGAAAAAAATAATCTTTCTTTTATTACTACCTGCGGCCGCTTTTGCGGATCGATTGGGATCACTGAGGTCTAGCGCAGACGTACTTCTAACAACGCAGGCTGTTTCAGGCGGTGCCTCATCCATGGAAACCATGGTCAACGGTGTCCGGTTATCAAGCCCGACGATTTCCCAGAACTTCGTAGGCGCGGGCGTATCTGGGGCGATGGTCGGAAGCACGGCGACGATCACGATAACAGGTGGTGGTGATAACCTGGGGAACCATATATCCACCAAATCGATAACAGCGAACTACGGTATTGCAACCACCACGATTACCGTATCTACGATCACTTCTACGGCGAATCCGGGTTTAACGATCACCGAATACGATGATGGGGCAATTTATCCTGGGCTCAGAATCATGCTTCCTCCAACCGTAGCTAATGCTCGGGTATTTGATCTTAGTGCTCTTGATCTTACCGTTGGTGATATCGACAGTTCAGGCTATTCCACGTCATTTAAATACAGTCTTGGTGGGAGTTCTATTCCTTTCCAATTGGAAGGCAGTCAGCTTGCTATTGCCAATAACAATAGCTTGAGATACAGCAAAACAATATATGCCGGGGCATCGGCTGGGTATGTACTTGATTTG